CTTCTAGTAATTCTTTTTGTTTGTATACTTTAAATACAGGCTCAAGCATACTTGTGCCGAAAGGCCAGTATTGGTCGATACCTTCACTTAAAGATACGTGAATAACATGCTTGGCATCAATTGCTGTTGATGTTTGGTCGTCAGCGAAACGTGAACCAGGCGATGAGCCTGCCGCGAATCCTTGTGATTGACCAGATGTGCTGGTAGGAATACCCATTTGCTGTGTACCAGTCTGTGATAACTTCACAGTATCAGCAGTGATATTAAGACTTTGCATATTGATATCTAAATCTCTGATATAATACGCTTCAATCTTCTTACCTTTGCCTTCGTTTACAACAACTTTTTCAACTTTTGCTGGATTGACCCAATATAATTTGTATGTTTCTGGGTCTCTTACGAATAATTGATCACCATATTTGACTGTATTTCTAAAAATTCTAAAAATACGTTTGTTCATTTCGTTCATTGTACACCATTGGCGTAATGATTTTTGAAGAACTTCGTTTTCTGTAAATGATGGGTCATCATTAAATTGTACAGAAAATGGTAATTTTGTAGTTTCACTAAACAACGTAGAAAATTCTGCGATAGTATCTAATGCCGCATTGACTTCAGAATCCATATCCATTTGGTCATACTGTCCGTATCTTTGGGCTCTATTGGGTTGTCCCATGTAGACTTCTGGCAACCAACTGCTATATTTTGAACTAGATGCCTCCGCGGTACTAGCGTTTCTACTCTCAGATGGACGAACTGGTGTTCCGTCATATGGTTTAAAGTATTTTTTCCAAGTCATGATTTATTCCTAATTTTATCTATAATAACATATTCTGTGTACAATGTCAACCGTATTGCCAATTTAATCACTTAATAACTTTCTTAGTGCCTTAAGTACTAATTCCTGTTGCCCAAGTAGTTTTTTGTTGAGTGCTATAAGATCTCTGTCGCCCGAGTTTCTATCTATATTTTCTTCTGTCACCATCATTTTCTCCGTCAGGGTTTTAATAGCAACGTTGACAGCGTTCTTAGACTGATATTTTTCTGACAAGTCAGTTGTTAATTCTGTCTCTCTCATTTTAAATCTTTCTACAGTTTCTTGCTTTGCAGAATTAAGTCCGTCGTTTGTCTCAACCTTTACTTCATACTCATCTGCTTGGAAGTCTACTCGATGCTCCATCAATCTTTTTTGGTACTTTGCTTCTTTCTCTAGAAAATCCTCTGCTCTTTCCTCGATACGGTCTTTTATTTTATTAAGGGCACGTTGATCCCAAAAACCTATTTCGTCATCCCCATCGACAACATCTGATGCATATTTAGACATTATCTGCTTTCTTTCGTCTTCATCTTCTATGCCTGCGTCTATATTTTCTCGATTAAGTTCTACTAACTCTCTCTCATCTTCCTGAATTGAATCAGGAGTTAATATGTCCATTGTCTGTGTTGCTGTCCAATTTTCAAGACGTTGAATTGAGGTAGAGGCATTTATCATTCCACTAATTAGTGGTTCAAATTTCATCAGAGTTGCGGCAGCCTGTCTTGCAAAGTCGGCATTAGATTTAGTTAGAAGATCGAGATTCGTAATAAAACTCGGCATCAATTCGTTCATTGCCTTTTCTGCCAACATCGCCCCTTCACGAGCCTGTTCATAAGCAAGTGCTTGTGTTTTGTCTTCAACATCACCACCTGAGATCTCTTCATTGGCGGACTTCATAGTTTCTGCCATTGCATTAATTGATCCAAGAAGAGCCGCTTGAGATTTGTCGTTTACTAATTGTATCTGAACCGCAGATTGAGATGCGAAGGTAGTGAGTTCTTTGGCAAAATTTGGAAACTCGGTAGCCATGAAATCCTGAAACACATCATTGCCTCCGACTTCTAAAGATTCTGCCGCTTCATTAACAAACTGCAAAACTTCAATACCTATTCCAGACTGGGCTAGCCCTTTGTATTCATCTGACTGAAGAAATGCTTGTTGAGAACCAGAGGCAAGTCTTGCGGCGAGGGCTTGTTGTACTGGACTTTCCTGTCCCTGTACGCTCATCCCTTCCATTGCAAACATTACTGATTCTCTCTGTTTTTCTGGAAGAAGAGCCATTAGACCCGCTTGATCTGGAGATAGACTCTTCCGCATCAATTCTGCAGCCTCTTCCAATGAAATTTTCATTACATTCGCTGTCATCTCGACATTAGACATGAAACTATTCATTCCTTTCGTCAACTGTTCGTCAGTTTTCCCTCGAAGTTGTCCTGCATTTCGCAGTGATTCAAGATATTGACCTGACATATTAGCAACTTGACCAAAATCCATACTAAATCGTTCCATTAATCCCACGCCATTTCTCATACTTGGGTCTGCCATGGCATGAGCAAATTTTAATGTACTCTCTACCCCTTTAACACCAACTGCTTTAGAGAATTGTTTAGTGAATTCTGCCGCTTCGCCAAAAGTAAAACCAGTGTCAGAGATTGTTTTAGCAATGCTAATAAAGCCTTGTTTCGCTGAGTCCAATCCAGACATCAAACCCGATTGACGAATTTGTGATGCCATATCAAATCGTTCTTTAAAACCAGTTGAAACTGCCTCGTGGAACATATCTGCTACACCTTTTAGCCCTAGTGCCATGACTCCTAACTGTTTTGCCGACTTTGCCCAATTATCTTTTTGCACTTGTTTTGCTGCCGCTTGGCTGGCATCTGATTGAGACATTCCTGCCTTCATTAATGTGTTAGTAAGGTTCGCCCTTTTCTGATCTGCTTGTTCCTGTTTTTTAAATTGGGTTATAAGACTATTTGTTGATCTAAACATACTTTTCTTTAGAACAGTAGCTTGTTTAGCATCCTCCGTGTTGCCCGTTTGGACAGTCCGTTCAATTTTATCCCCTGTGGCTTTGTTAATTTGAGTCTGACTCTTAATTAGACTTGAAATCGTCTTTAATTCTGCAGGTGATGGTTTAACATCATTTGCAATGGCTGTCAACAACGATAACATACCAGAATTTTGCGAAGTCGCTTGTCTCATCGATGCCGCTATTTGTGTTTGGGTTACTTCTCTAGACCACACGTCTATAGAACCATCTACCCCAATAATATGTACGTCTTGTATGCCTTCTGCCATTGATTTTCTCTATTCTGTTATATTATAAAACTTCGTAGTTATTAAATAAGATAAATAATTATAGTAGTAGTTATTTCTAAACTTAATTACGTAACTTATACATCATAGTGTATTTATCAGAGGACACAAAATGAACGACAATCCATTATCAAAGTACTTCAGAAAGCCAGCAATATACGTACAAATTCCAACTGGGGGCAGATTTAACCCAGAAATCCCAAAAACTGTACTGGATGAGATTCCTATTCTTCCAATGACAGCGATTGACGAGATATCAATGCAGAACCCAGATGAACTTCTTAACGGAGAAGCATTAGTTAATATTATTGCAAGTTGCGTACCGTCTATTCCAGACCCTAGAAATCTATGTAACATAGATGCAGAGTTATTGTATCTAGCAATCAAATACGCAACATACGGCAAGAACGTTTCACACTTACACACTTGTACTGAATGTTCTGAACAAGCAGAGTATAATATAGATATAAATCATATTCTTGACAAATTTCCAGAGATAACTGATGTTGAGCCAGTCGAATATGAAGATTTAAAAATTTATGTACATCCACCAAAACTAGAAAGTATGACAAGGTTAGCACTGATTGAAGTTGAGCAAGCTCGTATACTATCTAACATCCAAGCGAGTGCTGAAGATGGCGATGAAGTCGAGATGGCAAAGCAGTTTGCAATTAGTTTTAGAAAGGTATCAAAACAGAATATAGATCTATTAACTAGTTCAATAGAACGAATTGAAACACCAGATGGACCAGTAACTGACCGAGATTTAATTATAGAATTTATGAATAACACTCCTGCAGGTACTGTCAAAGAAGTCGATCAAAAAGTAGCATCGATTAGCGATACACCAGGTGATTTATCAACTTTTGAATTTGTATGTGAGGCTTGCGAACACAAAGATAAAGTAAATTTTGAAATGAATCCTGTAAATTTTTCCTAAGCTGGTTAAAGTCTGCCAGCGCGGAAGATATAAGACAAAAACAAGAGACTTATACGAAGAGACATGAAGACTTGCACAAAACCTTGTTAAAAATAACTTGGTATATGCGAGGTGGGGTAAGTATAAGCGAACTACACGAAATGCCAGTAGGCCACATTGAGCATCTCAACGCGATAATAGGTGAAAACTTTGAGATGAGCAAGAAAGCAGGCATGGCTATTCTTTAAATTTAATTTAATTTAAAATAAAAGTACAAAACCGCTTGACAAGTATAACGAACTATGTTAATATGCTTCTATAACTAATATAAAACATATCAAAACTAATACAAGTTCTAATATAAATCCCGTTACCGTACTAATATATAATATCTTCATCTAATAAAAAACTAATATGGCAAGCATAGTGGAACTGTTAGTCGGACTGCCGACTCGGGATTGAGGGCGTATGAGACCCATACGTTCAGACAAGTTGGGTGAACTCCAACACTGCTTCTCGTTAACCACACAGACTGTTTATAACAAAAAACATCCAGTACTCTAAAGGTATTTGGGTGACTAGTATTTACCGTACAGAAATGTACACACTGCTGATAGATATATTACTATCGACTTTGATTGAATTTTGTTCTATGTAGATTAATCAAGGTGCCGTTGGGTCGAAAGACGCAATACTAAGTTACGAGGGAATCGCCAACCGACCTCGCCATTACTAGTGGCTAACTTAGACATAGAATCTGATGAACTTGACAAGTTTTTTAGCAATTGCTCTAGTGGATGGGCAATTGTGTCTTCCAAACTGACAAGTAATAAAAGATTAATGGTAATGTATAATAATATAATATGTTTGAAAAGAAATAAATATCGAAAGAAATCTTCTTTGAGTGAAACGAAAAGAAATTTATTAGATATTAGGTCTTTAGACCTGATAGTATACCAATAGAATGAGAACAAATGAGTAATTGGACATATAATAATATAGTTGTAAATGAGTTACCTGATGATGCTGAGGGATTTGTGTATTTGATTACGAATCTTACCAATAATAGAAAATATGTTGGTAAAAAACTTGCGAGATTTAAAACTACTAAACCTCCACTTAAAGGAAGAAAGAACAAAAGACGTGGTACTAAAGAAAGTGATTGGAGAACCTATTGGGGATCCTCTGATTATTTGAATGCTGATGTGTTGACGTTAGGTCAAGATAAATTCACTAGAGAAATTTTATACTATTGTCCGAGTAGAGGCATACTAAGTTACATGGAAGCAAAAGAACAGTTTGACCGTAAAGTCTTAGAGACAGACGAATACTATAATGGTATTATTAACGTAAGAGTAGGCAGTTCGAAGATTCTTACTGAGCATCTACAAAGTCTTAAAGAAAAGATTTAGTTGGAACAAAATGATTTTTTAAACCAAGACTGTTTAATAATTCTATATTCTTAAAATACCAATTAGTAAACTCTCCTTTAAATTCTTTAGCATCTAGTCCAAACTCTTTAGTTATCCATCTCCCATTTGCAAGGTCGTTGAATTCATATTCAGTAAACTCTATGTCAGTTATTAGTGGACTTGCAGAGGACTCGTCATAATCATCATCTAAGTACTCTGACATATATGTGTTTACGAGTGTTTCGAGACTGTTTAGTTCGCTGGCAGAAGTTTTTGATATATCTAAATCAAAGTTCCCCGGAAATAAAGCCATGTAGATGATATTCTCGTACAGTGGAATATTATCATTTTCAATAATATCAGAAAAGTATTCAAGCATTTGTTTCACACTAGTTTTGGCGTGGTCTCTATTCGTTGAGTGCTGGTCATGGCGACTTACCATCTTATCATTTCTTCTTACTATATTTGCTATCATTCTTATCTTGTCTTCTTTGAAAGATAGGTACATTGTTTCGTTCTTTGCTTTGCATACCAACGAACAATGAGTTTTCCAATTGTTTGGAACTAAACGTATTATTTTCGAGTTTTTGAACAATTTTAATTCATCATAGATGTGATGGACTTTAATCAAGTATCTCATGTCTTCGTGTTTGTCTAATTCGAGTAATGTATTGAAGTCATGACCTTCATACCCCAAATGACCAGGAGTACCTGCTCCGTCCACCGCCTCTGACATTATTTTTTCTGCTAGTTCGTTGAACGTTGTTGCAGTTTTGTATGATTCTAAGTTGACATTGGCGTGACCCTCAACTAGAAAATAATGACAAAAGATAGTATCAGGAAAATAAAACTTGTTACTGTCTTTTATATTATTATCTCCCCACTGAGTTTTTGCCATCAACGTAGCATCTTCTTGCTTAATGATAGATGGCGAATTGTCACTGATGTAGTTCATAATGAACTCACCACCCATGCCTCCGTGATAACTAAGAAATATAAATTTATGTTTATTTCTTTCTAGTAGAGTTGCTAGTTCGGGTATTGATAAAGTTTTTTTTATTTTTAAATCTGACATTCTTTTATCTCTGTTACGCAAAAAATATAGGTCCCAACAGCCACTGATATATTCCAAATAAATCAATTCCCAAGAAAAATATGTTCTGCACAATCAATGGTTTGTCTTTTGCTTTTGAAAAGACATAGATTGCGATTACGTGTCCCATTGCAAATATTGGAAATGCATATTTAGATTCAGGTATGTTAAATGATATTAAGACGCCTGCACACACAAACATTGCTGTCGCAATCCACTTCATATTATCACTAGACATAAACTCTCTCCTGTATTGCTATATTTAGTCTCCCAATAGAAAAAGCCCAGCATGATTATGCCGGGCTTATGTCCACCTTTTTTGTACTTTTTAGGGTGGTACGTTAAAGGTCTAACCCACCCACTATAAACTTGAAGTACTTTTTTAAGTGTGGTACTCTCTGCGTATTATAGTGATCAATGATTCCAATGCCTGTGAGAGAGGTTTAGAGGAGACAATAGAGTCATCAATAAGTTATCATAACATAAAGAAATGATAAAGTCAAGCTTTTTTACATATTATTTTTCTTATCTTGGATTTCCGCTCTACGTACTTTTGAAAGTTTACCAATATCGCCTAATGCCTTTCTGGCACGAGCCGCTGATGCTTTCACACCTTTATCTTCAAACTTGGCATTTTCTGCTAGATACGTTTCCATTGCTTCCATAATTTCTGCATTTGTACTCATTGTATTACTCCTAAGTGTTATTCATGGCGCCTTCCTCTTCATGAGAAAAACTTGTGAAACCATTTTCTTTTATTACATTAAGGACACTTGAAACGCGCCCTTGTAATTCGTCTTTGTGTGATATTAAATACACACTTCTATTTCCATCTCTTACCATCTTTTTAAGAATAGCAAGTGATGACTCGACACCATTGGTGTCCATTCCGCTATCTATCAATTCATCGACAAACAACACGTTAATTGTGCTGTACAATGACTCAAATATGTCACGAAAACTCCAACTTAAACCTAATATAAGTCGGTTTCTTTCACCCCTAGATAAGTTATCGAAGTCTAAATCTCTGCCAAGTTCAGTAATTTCTACTGATAAATCACTTTGAAATACAACATCATGTGGTAATCCTAACTTATCTAAGTAATATGCTAGACGAGAGTTTAAGTAATTTAAATTCTGGTCTATAATCTTCTTACGAATGAAACTATCTTTGTTAGTTAGTAGTTTCATCAAAAATTCTTGATGGTCACGCAACGAAACTAACGATGCCATGTGTCCATAATCTATCTCTTCTAATGCACCATCTCTCATATCGCTGATTTGGTCAGTGTATGGGTCTTCTACCTTCTTATTCAATTCAATCTGTTCTGCCAATTTTTCTACAGAATTTTGATGTTCGTATGCATCAGATAATGTGTCGTAAAATGTAATAGGTAAGTACCCAACACTACCAACTTTCTCTATTAGAGCATTATGTTCGATTAGCGAACTTTCATTTGTCGCTAATTGTGATACTGCTTCGTCTTTTAGTATATTCTTTGCACCGAGAATCTCTTCTTGTTTACTATCGTGAATATCTTGTCCGCAACTATGACATTTATTGTCTTCAATTAACTTAATTTCATCATCAAGTCTTTCGATTAATCTGGTTTGTTTCGTATTATCAGATTCAATGCTGTTAATCCAAGATGTTGCTTGGTTCTTGGCAGCCAAGTTTTCATTATAAGTTACTAGCAACGCATGGTTTTGAAGTTCAGCCTTGATGTCTACGTGTGACAATGCTGACAGTCCACCTTCTAATGTTTGTAAATCAGTTGTTTGTTTAGTAGTCCAAACTCTTTGTCTGCGTTCAATATCTTTGATACTTTTTAATATACGTGCATTCGTATCTTCTGCCGCTTTTAATGTGTACTCTTCTTCTTTTATCTGTTCTTTAGTATTCTTTGTTATCTCTTTTAGTAGTTCTGCTTTGCGAGATAGTTCAGTTATTCCTAGTAATTCTTCAATCAATTCTCTTTGGTCATTAGCACGTAATGACAAGAATGGTTCAGTGTAAGTATTCAACGCAACAATATGTTTGAACATTGTATGAGAAAGTCCAATGATACTCTCTACTTCAAATTGGGTCATTCGCATTTCGCCTTGACCAGCATTCTCTACATCATTGTCACCAAGTTCCATGCCATCACGCAAGAAATGAAATACATTTGGAGAACGACCACGTTCAATCCTATAATCATTTCCATTGTATGAGAAATCAACAGTGACCATCATACCTTTACTGTTAGTCTTGTTGATTAGATTGTTCTGTCTGATATTTGTAAGTGCTTTCCCATACAATCCATAACTTAATGCGTTGATGATTGTAGTCTTACCTGTTCCGTTTCGAGAACCATCTCCACCCAAGTCTATGTTGTTACCCAGAACTAATGTTAAATCTGCATTGTCTAATTTAACAGCCTGAGTTACATTTCCCACACTCATGAAATTACGAATCGTTATATTTTTAATTACTAACAAACTTATGCCTCTCTTGCAAAACTGCCATATTGAATAGGATCAATTGACACTTCGTTAATGTTAATGTACTCTGGTTGATTTATTGCCCACAGTACTACCTCTGCTACATACTCTACGTCAATCAGTTTTCTATCAGGATGTTTCTTCATAACACTAGGAGTTGTTAAACTACCCGGTGATATTAATGTTGTTTTTATATTACTGCCACCCATCGTCATATAAGTTAAATCTCTATTGTATGCTTTTAGGGCTTTCTTTTCTGTTGGATATCTCCAAGTTCTTCCTTTAACTCCAGTATCAGCAGTTGAACCAATGCTTATAATATGTGCATTTTTATCAGCACCTTTTATAGCCTCGAATACACTCTCTAGTATTAATACCTGATGAAACTTCCATATAGCAGAATTGTTTATAAAGATATTGAAATCTCCATCTACATAATGATTCGCTAGTTTAGAATGACCTTCTGTATTGTCTAGATTAAATCCGTTACTTCTACTTGCTGTTTCATATTCTATATCTGGAATAGTGTCGAACAAATCACACATTGCTTTACACACGCCATAGTTACGACTTCCAGTAATCAGTATTTTCTTCATAGATTATTATAAATTTCTATTAGTACTTTTTTGTCAAAACTTCCATCAGTTGCTAATGAAGATAACTGAGAAATAACAATTTCATCAATAGTCTCGAAGTGAATTTCAGCACCAGTATCATCTTCGTGTTCTGTATTCTTAACAGGAACAAGTGTTACATCACGTAGGCTGTATGTTTCTACGAATGTATCTTTAATAAAGTTTGCTTCTTCATAAGATATGTCGATGTCTAGTGTTATCTTTACTGATGTCTTTGGTACTAGAAACTTATCTGGGTCATCTAACAGTTTAGATAACGCAATTGTTCTATATTTTGGTGCATCTTTCCAAGTAAAGAACTCTGGTTCTTTATCCCATTCTAAGTACATCCAACCTCTATCATCATCCCAGTTGTCTGAGAAGTTATGAGGGAATGCATTACCAATATAAATTACATTGCCTTTTACTTGACGTTGATGAAAGTGTCCAGTGAACACATAGTCTTGATTAGTAAACATACTGCCTTTAAGACCACCGTGGTCGGGCATTTCAATCATTGCATTGAGTTTAAATGTTGGCAACTCTAAATGACTAAAGATGTATTTTGTCTTTATCTTAGGAATCTTTTTCCATTCATCACCGACTAACCACGGAACGATACCTACATCACCCTCTATTAGTGTGTCTCTTACTAGAATTACATTAGGCAAATCGTCAATAAATTCCATAGAGTTTACATCACGGGTCTCACGATAAAATAAATCGTGATTGCCTAATATAACATACACTTTTTCAAATGCGTTGCTTAATCTTCGTAGACCAGCAATACTATATTTCATAGTTGATATGTTTAGACTTGACCTATTATGATGCCAGTCTCCTAAAAATATACAAGTTTCGCAATCTCTTTCTTTTGCGTCCTTGATAAACCAATCAATGAAATCTAAACAATCTTCATTATGTTGTTTGGCGTTATTTTTAAGACCCCAATGAATATCTGTAAAACATGCGGCTTTTTTAAATAAGTTTTTAGTCATTGTCGGCATAAATCTCTTTAATGGTTTCCGTTGGAATTGCATCATCTGTAATCTTTGTTTTGATGATTTTCTGCCAACGTTCCTGAGATTTCATTTCGTGTGCTAACTGTCTAGTCCAACTAGGCGCTTGCCCTGCCTTCTCTAGTAAGTCATCACGAATGCCTTGATTTTTCTTTTCTATGTTAAGTACACGAGTGAACGAATTGTTTACTACTGTTGTGTAGTAAGCAAATGGGTTATCACTCTTATCTTCGTTAAATTGTAGTCCAATCTGTGCTAATTGTAGCAATGCTTGTCCACGCATTTCATCAATATATGTATATCCACGCCAGTTAGACCTCTGAGAATATCGTTCTACTAGTTTGATATACATCGTTGCCAAAATAGCAGTAATCTTACCAGCAGATAAATCAAATTCTTTATCTTTGTTATGATGAGATAATCCAACTTCGCGAATAACTTTATCTACGTATGTGTAATGTTTGAATGCAGGGAATGGCAATTTAACTTTATGGTCTGCAACTGTTTTAGGATTTGCCTTTCTACCTGGTTCATCAGGTATATGATCGAATCCCATCACACGGAAGATAATTCCTTCTTCAGTGAAAGTTGTAGGGTCAATTTCGAAATCAACCTGCTTTTTCTTCTTATCATCATTGGCATCCCATGCTAATTTTTGAAGACGCTTTGCTTTGTGCTTTCTAGCATCTTCCACTGCACC